AGAAGAACATAAGAGTTATAATTTTATTAAGTTGGATAACGGACAATTTGCCGCACAACCAAACAATAAAACATTATTCTATGATGCATCTTTGACTGTACCAGAGTTTAAGATGCCAGATTTTAAAATTGCAACTAAGTTATATTCAGTAGAAAAATTTAATAAACATTCTGCTAGAAATAACAATGATTTTTTTTACGACTTTAAGGAACGAAACGAATGAACACCCGTGAACTTGCCAAAAAACTAGCTATTGAACACAAAATGCCTCGTGCAGAAAAATATGATTTATTTTTGCGTGAATTCGACAAGATGGTTGAAGTGGTAGGTTGGATGCAAGACCCAACAAAAGACATGAAAGACTTTCAAGGTCGTGAAATGTTATTTCCCAAACGATGGGTTACCATCGGTGTTCTTCCTGAAGAAACTCCAGTAAATGTATAAGGTTGCATACTATATCGGTAATACACAAATGGTCGGGTTCAAAGAATTTGCGACTTTTATTGAAGCGACCGATTTTTCCATTAAACAACCGATGAATTCGGTAATTGAGATTAAATACCATGACGATAAAAATGATAACATTCAAAACAAACCATACAATTATGGGCCATACTGAAGAACAGTTAACCAATAAACTTTTTGATTCTTTTACAATTAAACAACCAGTTCAAGTAGTTGTTCAACCAACAAAAGAAGGTCCAATGATGGGATTTGCACCTTTCTTAGATTATACCGAAGAATTCAATACGGGCATTGAAATAAACAAATGCGATGTATTGTGTGTTACCACACCTAGCCGTGAACTCGCAAATCAGTATAATCAAGTATTCGGTAGTGGTATTCAAATTGCCTCAGCCATTCCAAAAATCTGATATAATATATGAATGAATAGATATTATACAAATGTTGCCGTTCAAGGCAACAACATTCTTTTTAGAGGTATTAAGAACGGTCGGCGTGTAAAGATGAAAGTCCAATATGCGCCGACTTTGTTTTTACCCACCAAAAAACAATCTGATTGGAAAACTTTGTTTGGTGAGAATTTAGAACCAATGAAGTTTAATGATATTCGTGATGCAAAAGATTTTGTTAAGAGATATGATGGTGTTGAAAACTTTAAAATCTATGGCAATGACCGATTTGAATATTCATTTATTGCGGAAGAATTTAAAGGCCAAATCGATTGGGACATTCAACAAATCAATATTGCTATCATTGATATTGAAGTTGGTTCTGAAAACGGATTTCCTGACCCCTATAAAGCATCTGAGCCAATTACTGCCATTGCATGGAAAACATTAAATGGCGGTGTCGTTGTTTATGGTTGTGGTGATTATACAATCAAAGGTGATGAACAATATATTAAATGTGAGAGTGAACACGACCTTTGTAAAAAATTCCTAAAAGATTGGCAAGAAAACTGTCCAGATGTTGTGTCTGGTTGGAATATTGACTTCTTCGATATACCATATCTTGTCAATCGTTTTAAAAGTGTTCTTGGTGAAGATGAAACAAAAAAACTTTCTCCATGGAATTATATGTGGGAAAGAAAAGTCACGGTTAATGGTCGTGAAATGATCCAATATAATATTGGTGGTGTTGCCGCACTCGACTACATTGAATTATACAAATGGTATGCACCTGGTGGTAAATCACAAGAATCATATCGTTTGGATAATATTGCACAAGCCGAACTTGGTGAAGGAAAAATATCATATGATGATTATGATAGCCTACATTCTTTGTATCGTTTAAATTATCAATTATTCATCGAATACAATATCAAAGATGTGGACTTAATTGTTAAACTAGAAGATAAATTAAAACTTCTTGAATTGGCACTTACTTTGGCATATGATACTAAGTGCAATTATGAAGATGTGTTTGCACAAACTCGCATGTGGGATGCTTTGATATATTCTCACTTATTGGATAAAAAAATTATTGTGCCACCAAAATCTTTTCAAAGAAAAGATTCGGCATTTGAAGGTGCATATGTTAAAGATCCACAAGTTGGTATGCATCCTTGGGTTGCATCATTCGACTTAAACAGTCTTTATCCACATCTTCTGATTCAATACAACATTTCTCCCGAAACACTAGTTGAACCAAATGATTATTCGCCTGAAATGAGTAATGTTTTATCTCAAGGTGTAAATGTGGAGAAGTTATTACAAAAAGAAATAGACACATCGAAACTAAATGGTGTTGCATTGACACCAAATGGACAATTCTTTCGAACAGAAAAACAAGGTTTCTTACCATCGATGATGGTGGAAATGTATGAAGATAGGAAGAAGTTCAAAAATTTAATGTTGAAAGCCAAACAAGAATATGAAAATGAAACTGACCCAATTAAGAAAGTTGAAATTGATAAACTTGTGGCACGATACAATAACTTGCAACTTGCAAAGAAAGTTTCACTAAACTCTGCTTATGGTGCGTTAGGTTCACAATACTTCCGTTTCTATGATTTAAGACAAGCATTAGCGGTTACACTTGCGGGTCAATTGTCTATTCGTTGGATTGAGGCAAAACTCAATTCATACTTAAATAAATTATTAAAAACGGAGAATGAAGATTATGTTATCGCCTCAGATACAGATTCGATTTATCTCCGTCTTGGCGACCTTGTTGATAAGGTCTATAAAGAAAAGACGGATGTTAAACGAATCATCGAATTCATGGACAAGGTCTGTGAAGATAAAATACAACCTTATATCGACACGAGCTATCAAGAACTTGCTTCGTATGTTAATGCGTATTCGCAAAAAATGCAGATGAAAAGGGAAGCACTTTCAAATAAAGGTATTTGGACTGCCAAGAAGCGTTATATTCTTAATGTATATAACAATGAAGGTGTTCAATATAATGAACCACAAATGAAAGTTATGGGTCTTGAGATGGTAAAATCTTCTACCCCAGCAGTTGTTCGTGAAAAAATGAAAGTGTTAATTGGTCTAATTGTAAATTCTACAGAACAAGAAGTCCAAGATTTTATTGAAAAGTTCAAAATAGAATTCAAAACTTTACCACCAGAAGATGTTTCATTTCCTCGAGGCGTGAATGGTATTAAAGAGTATTCTGATTCTACATCCATTTACAGAAAAGGAACACCAATTCATGTAAAAGGTGCCCTATTGTATAATTATTTGTTGAAGAATAAAGAGTTGACTAAAAAATACCCTCTAATACAAGACGGCGAGAAATTGAAGTTCAGTTATTTAAAACAACCTAACCCACTAAAAGATTCAGTTATATCTTATCCAACACGGTTGCCAAAAGAATTTGAATTGCATCAATATGTAGATTATGATTTACAATTCGAAAAAACTTTTATCGAACCAATTAGTGTTATTTTAAATTGTATTGGTTGGAAAACAGAGAAACAGAGTTCTTTGGAAGGATTTTTTGCGTGACACAAGTTTTGTTGCCGTTTCTTACTGCGATTGCTTTATCTGGCATTGCCGCATTTTATTCGGTAATAGGACTTGCACAAATTTTTCCTGGCTCATTTTGGCCTATTGTTTTGATGGGTGCAGTATTAGAAATTGCAAAATTGGTAACAGTATCTTGGCTATATAACAATTGGAATGTTACTGTGCGAGCAATGCGTTACTATTTTAGTATTGCAATTATTTTATTAATGTTGATTACTTCGATGGGTATTTTTGGGTATCTTTCGAAAGCACACCTCGAATCTAATGTTACTCTTGGAGCAAATTCTGTTCAATTAAAAACTATTGAGACACAAGAAAAAATTGCCAAAGAAAGATTGACTTATTTGTTACAGCGAGCAGGTGACCCATCAACTGCAACAAATAGAATTGATAAACAAATACAAGAAACACAAGCAGAATTAAAAAAGTTAACTGAACAAAAGTTACCTTTATTGGCAGAAGAAAATAAATTAGCGGCAGAAATTGGCCCAATTAAGTATATCGCCGAAATATTCTATTCGAAAGATGACCCTAACTTTATAGATAAAGCAGTAAGAGCAGTAATCATAATTATTATTGTGGTGTTTGACCCACTTGCAATTCTATTATTGATAGCATCACAACAAACATTACGAAACATGAAATTGCCTGAATCTGAAGTCAAAATTAAAAAGGCAAAAAAGAAAAAAACACTTGACAACCCTAGTGGTCCTAGTTTAGAATCCTTTTTTGTAGAAGAAACAGAAGCAATGGAACACATACCCAAAAATAAGATAACCAAAATGGACGGAGGTACTTTTTAAAATGAGTTTACTTGATAAATTAAAAAAGAATACAACGATTAAAGATAGTGCGATTCTATCTAAATCTAAATTCTTTACAGATAAAGACATGGTACCAACCGATGTGCCAATGATTAATGTGGCATTAAGTGGCAAACTGGATGGTGGTATTATTCCTGGCCTAACAATGTGGGCAGGTCCATCAAAACACTTTAAGACTGCCTTTAGTTTATTAATGGCAAAAGCATACATGGACAAATACCCTGAAGCGGTGTTATTGTTCTATGATTCAGAATTTGGAACACCTGTCAAATACTTTGAAACATTTCAGATT